GCTAAATCTTCACAGTGATGTGTTGTTGAACCTTAGTGCACCAAATATCAAAATGACCGCGGTGGGCAATGATAAATCTCCTCTGGGATCCATCAGCATGGCCACATCAGGAAACTTCAGTGCTTCGGCAGTGGGTCTCGCCAGCCTCAAATGCAATGGTATGTTGACCTTGAGTGCTCTAGGCAAAGCCAGTCTGACAGCCGGCGGTTTACTCGACGTGTCTAGTTTGATCAAGACCACTGTGTTTGGCGGCATGTTGTTGTTAAACACCGGCAAACCTGGAATTCCAACACCAGTGACCCCGCCCACAACTACACCAAAAACAGATACCAAGCTCTCGGGCGGATTATGGCAGTCGGGCGGAACGATCGTGACAGGCTGTACTGTGGCGCCAGCACACGAGCCCTGGACCGACGCCAGTGGAAAGAGACCTAAAAAATAATGGATGCAGGAATACAACAAGCCGCTCGCACAGCACCTCGAGACCCACTGCCAGTGGCTTGGCTGGGTCGTGCTGATGCGCCGGTGTCTTGTCCAGACTGGGCAGTGATAGCACAGTTGTCAGCCACACAATTGAGAAATCTGCTGGCACAAATTGCTTATACCGCCAGTGCATGGGATTATAAAAAAATTGGAAGCAACAACGAACTGGGCAGGTATCAAGCATCACCGCAAACGCTAGAGACTTATGGATATCTCACCGCTGGCTCCACAGCCAGCTATGGTGCTGATGCAGTAAATTATCAGCATGTTTGGCGTGCTTTTTCCAACACCTATGCAGATTACCTGATCGAAATAGGCAGCCTGACAGAATTTTTAAACAACGCTACAGCACAAGAATTTTTATCATATCAACGACTAACAGACCTATACAACGGTTGTGTCAAAATTGGCTCCATCAAAACCAACGACACAGCCGACGTGGTGGCTGGCATGTTGTATGTGGCTTGGGAATTGGGAGTAGGTGTTCCAGCCAACATAAACAATTCTTCGGGCACTGGGGCCTATGCCTGGCGTTATTTTAACGTGGGTGCGGGTGCTGGTTACTATGCGTCAGGCAGATACAGCGTGACGGTTCTGAGCAAATAAATACTATTATGACAATATATCGTGGATTCAGCACCAGGCTCAATGCCAAAAAATACAGCGTGACCGACTTTGCTTTGGTCAAACAAGACATGATCAATCACTTTGAAATCCGCCGGGGCGAAAAACTCATGAATCCCACATTTGGCAGCATAATCTGGGACATGTTGTTTGAGCCCTTGACCGAAGATACCAAACAAATTATCACCAATGACATCACACGCATTGTGGGCTATGACCCCAGACTTGCAGTACAACAAGTAGCAGTGATCGAACAAGACAACGGATTTCTAATAGAAATTATTGTAAGCTACATACCCACAGATCAAACAGAAACCATTGCGTTGAACTTTGATCGCGCCAACAACAGATTAGTTGCTAATTAACAGACCATATTATTCCGTACGATAAATACTTGATACGGATAAAATAACATGGCACAAACCACACGTCAAACCAATCTCTTAGTTCAGCAAGACTGGACCAAGATCTATCAAACGTTTACCAACGCTGATTTTACCAGTTACGATTTTGAGACCCTGCGTAACAGCATGATTACCTATCTCAAAACCTACTACCCCGAAACATTCAATGATTTCTTAGAAAGTTCAGAATATCTGGCCCTGATTGACATGATTGCGTTCCTGGGGCAGAGTCTAGCGTTCCGTGCAGATTTAAATGCACGTGAAAATTTCATTGACACAGCACAACGCCGAGACAGTATTTTAAAGCTGGCTAGAATGCTCAGCTACAACCCGCAACGCAACACCGGTGCCAGCGGTCTACTCAAGGTAGAAAGTGTGCGTACCACAGAATCACTAACGGATAGTTCGGGTATCAATCTCAGCAATGCTACCATACACTGGAATGACCTAACCAACGAAAACTGGCTGGAACAATTTACCACGATTATCAATGCTGCTTTGGTCAGCAGTCAGGCTGTGGGCAAACCAGCCAACAGCCAATATATCAATAATATCAAAACTGACGAATATACAATTAACTTAAACACCAACACTTTACCGGTTGGCGCATTCAGCACAACCATACAAGGCAGCACAGTGGCATTTGAAACAGTCAGTGCCACCAGTGTGGGAGAAAGTTATATCTACGAAGCCGAGCCCAGTAGAATTGGTGCATTTAACATTTTATATCGTAACGACAACAATGGCAATGGATCAAACAACACAGGATTCTTTTTGTATTTCAAACAAGGTAAATTGAATTCCACAGAATTTAACATTGTCAACGCCATACCCAACAACTATTTGACAGTGGCCACCAACAACATTAATAACACAGACTGTTGGTTATATAGCCTGGACGTCAATAGAAACATCAACGAGCTATGGACCAAGGTTCCTGCTCTCAGTGGCATCAATGTGATTTACAATCAATTGTCACAGAAAAATCTGTATCAGATCAACACACGAACCAATGATCAAGTTGATCTGGTTTTTGGTGATGGATCATTCTCAAATATCCCCCAAGGTGGCTTCCGTTTTTATTATCGCACCAGCAATGGCACCACCTACAGTATTACCCCCGATGACATGGCATCGGTCAGTGTGGCATTTAGTTACATTAGCAAAAACAATCGTGTAGAAACACTGACCATCACAGCCAGTCTGAACTACACAGTGACCAATGCCAATGCAGCACCCAGCCTGAGCAGCATCAAAGCCTCGGCGCCGCAACAGTATTACACCCAGAATCGCATGATCACTGCGGAAGATTACAATATTTTCCCACAGACCAACTACGGCAGTATTCAAAAGATCAAGGCAGTGAATCGCACCAGTTCGGGTGTGAGTCTGTATCTTGATGCCCTGGATCCCACTGGCAGTTTCTCCAGCACCAACATATTTGGTGACGATGGCACCATTGCTGCCAACAACAAAATTGGATCAAGTCAGTTTGACTTTTTGACCGACAATGACATTTATTCAGCAGTTTTTAATCAAATTATTCCATTGGTCAACAGCACCGAAGTCAGAAACTACTATTACGGCAATGTGTCTATGTTTCCACGACTCAGCGGCAACACCAACACCGTGGCTGGTGGCAACATAAAATTCAATCAAAACACAGTGAGCACCAGCACCAGCACTGGCTTCTTGGCCAACACGGTCAGTAATGTCACACTACAGGTAGGAGCCAATGTCAGCCACTATTTGCGTTATGTGGACACTGGTGCTGTGTTGCAATTCAGTGCACCGGTGGGATATAGATTTGACAGCGAGCATCAGTTACAGTCTGGTAACACGTTGACCAATCCCGGCGATACTTTGAATTTTTATGCAGTGGTCACTGATGTTGCACCCGATTCAGACTTAACTGTGCCCAACAGAATTACCTTGGGCACAGTAGTTCCTACTGGAGCAATTTTGAGTAACGTGAGTCTGGCTGGAGCAGAAGCCATTGTGCCGGCCTACAAAAATGATCTCAGCACCAGTTTGATCACGACCATGATCACACAGATCAAGGCCTTGTTGAATTTTGGATTAAAATACAACACCGCAATCAGAATCCAATATGAAGACGGATCCTACGGTCCGTATGGTGTATGGGAAAACATTGCACCAGCAGACATTGGATCCAGTGCTGATTGGGTATTAAAATTCACATACAATCAAGGACTGTATGTAATTAACTATAAGACCATAGAGTACACGTTTGCCAGTGCCGGCAACACCAAGTTTTATTTTGACCCCACAGTTCGCGTGTATAATTCATCCACCGGCATCAACGTCAATGACACTATCAAAATTTTAAAAATCAACAACAAGCCTGATTCTGCACAGGCCTTGGACAATGACCTGCTATGGCAAATTTACAACACAATTACAGCCACCGACGGCTACGTGGACAAAACCAAGGTGTTGGTGCGTGTGCCCACCACACAAGCAGAAATGATACCAGACAATCCAGATTTGTATAAGCAAACAGCCGGCAATGATGCCACAAGAGCAGATTTGTATTTCCAATACAAACACAATGTTCCTGGTCGTAGCAGAATCAATCCCACACCAGTCAACATCATTGACATTTACGTGTTGACCTCAACCTATGCTACAGATTATACCAATTATCTCAGAGATCTCACAGGAACTGTGCTCGAACCAGATTTACCAACCAGTACCAGCTTGGAAACAGCCTACAACGATCTAGACAACTACAAAACAGTCAGTGATACTCTAGTTTATAATCCTGCCAAATTCAAACCCTTGTTTGGGATCAAGGCCGATGTAAACCTAAGGGCCAGATTCCAGGTTGTAAAAAATCCTGCGGTCAATGTCACAGACAATGAAATCAAGAGCCAGGTAATCAGTGCAGTCAACCAATATTTTGATGTAAGTAACTGGGACTTTGGTGAAACATTTTATTTCAGTGAATTGGCTGCTTACTTGCATTCAACTCTGGCACCAAACATTTCCAGCGTATTGATTGTACCAGCCAGCAACAATTTAGTGTTTGGTAATTACTTTCAAATCAACTGCGAACCTTGGGAAATTATCACCAGTGCTGCTACAGTAAACGACGTTGAAATAATTTCATCTATCACAGCCGCTCAGTTGAACCTGGGCAATACACTAATTGGAACGTATTAATGGCCATAGTCAATACACTCAATTTTTTACCTAGAGTATTTCGTACTCCTACCAATCGTCGATTTCTTGGTGCCACCATGGATCAGCTGGCGTCAGATGCCATCAACACTCCGGTCAACGGTTACATAGGTCGCACTTTTGCACCCACTTACAAAACCGGCGACAATTATGTGCCCGAGTCAGACACACTGAGAAAAAATTATCAATTAGAACCCAGTGTGGTAGTAACCAATCAAGGTGGTGACATAGAATTCAACACCGGTTATGTTGACCTATTAAAAAACATACAAAACTATGGTGGTCTAATAGACAATCAGCAACGCTTGTTTGGCAGTGAAATGTACAACTGGGATGGACATTTTGACTATGACAAGTTTGTAAACTATTTCAACTACTATTGGTTGCCAGATGGTCCAGACACCATATCCATATACGGAAATCAAGCACCGTACAATGCAGACTACATAGTGGCCAGAAACTCGGCTGTGGGCGGATACACATTTACCGGTACCGGTTATCAGCCCAACACACAATTGACCTTGGTGCGTGGTGGAACCTACACATTTACCGTAGATCAACCCGGTAGTAATTTTTGGATCCAAAGTGCGCCGGGTGTGACCGGTGTTGATTCCAACGTACCCACGCTGAGCACCAGAGATGTGTTTGGAGTCACCAACAATGGTGCCGTAACAGGCACAGTTACTTTCCGTGTTCCTTTGTACAATGCTCAAGATTTTTATATTTTAATGCCTATTACTGCCAGCGTGGATGCGGCAGTCACATTTAAATATACCGACATACAAAACCGTTTGCTCAGTGATTTTTTAAACGCATACAACGACGGCATAGATGGCATCAACAATCAACTGCAAAATAAAACATTAATTTTTATTGGCAACGACGAGGATGATGTGCATTGGACTACTCCCAGTGTAGATCCGCTGTACACCAGTCTGGATGTGGCTGGTATTCGCCCCGGAGATGTTATTGACGATGCCACTCGCATCAATGCCTGGAAAATCAACTTGGTGGCCGTTGACAGTGCTGGGTCAGACTATATCATACAACTTTCTTCAGAGACATCCATATCTCCAAGACAAAAAGTTTTTATCAGTTC